ACTTTTATGTTGGTAATTTTTCACAATTTATGTATCCTTTTTTTAAAATAAGTGTTATTATTTTACTTCCATTAGGAATATTCCCCACTTGGGGCTTGTTAGATGGCTAAAGGAAAAGGTAAAGGTAAATCTGGCGGCGGCAAGAAATGCTGATAAAGAAAAGCCCCTGAAAAGGGGCTTTTTTATGCCTGTTAGAAACCGTTGGTGGTCATAATTGAATTTACTGTATTAATTGATACGTCACCGGCAAAATTAAAACCATTCGCCACATAAAAAGAAATTAAAGGTTGCGGCACGATTGTAAAATCAATAATGCTTCCGTTATACGGAGTGCCTAGCCTATCAGTCCAACGGCCTACTTGATAACCCCAACTAAAAGGTTTTGTTGTTGTGGCTGGGATACGGTAACGCTTGGCGCAACCCCAAACCCTAAATGCTTGATGACCGCCTGATAAGGCTTCCGTAGTCCCAGCCAGAATGCCAGCAACCCCTATTGGCGCACCAGCAGCAACATTAAATACACCCCCTACTAATGGGACTGTGTTAGCTGAATTATAAAGGTCAACGTCATAAGTCATAACGACTAGATGACCTTTGTTTTCCGTTCCGTTTAATGGGATGCATTTCCTATCGACAAAATGGACTGTCTCGAAATAATCACTTGTGGTTGTGCCAAAAGTAGGCTTTCCGGGGTTGTTAATTACAATTGTCTCAGCACTAGCGGCAAAAGACATCAATAATACTAAAAATGGTAACAATTTTTTCATTTATTTTCCTTGTATATTTTGTCATGTAAGCCGACATGGCGGCGGATTGGCATTATGCCAAGTTGCTCACGTATGAGTAATTTAATCCCTAGGAATCAAATCCCTCAACTCTTGGATTTTATCTTCATCTTGGATAAATTTGACCAATGGCTTTTTGTGCCACTTCTTTTCACCGTAAGCGATATAAGCCCCACTTTGCTCAAGGATACCTAGGTCGATTAAGTAATCTATCAAGTTGGTTATTTCGTCGAAATAAGGGCTTCCATCTTCTCTAAACGCTACTCTAAATTCAGTCGTAGAAAACGGCCTGGTGTGCTTACTTTTTACGGCTTTCGCTTTAATGATTTGGGCGGCAAGAATATCATCACCATCAATTTTTTCCATCACTTTGCTACGGGTAAGTTCTACCCTGCCGGATGCTGAAAATTCCATAGCAGAGCCTCCTGGTGTAGTGACCGCACTGCCGTAGACGATTCCAATTTTGCTTCTAATTTGATTTAAATAAAGAAAAGTGGAGTCGTATTTATAAGCGATACTAGCTACTTTTTTCAAAGCTATACTTGTTGCCCTAGATAGTGCGCTGCTGTCATTCATGTTCATACTTTCCAAGTCTTTTTCTAAACTTGCTTGTGGCACGGCTTCGGCAATTGAATCTTGAACAACAATAATTGGCTTGTCTTTGTCAAATGACTTATTTTCACGAATAAGTTTTACTGCTTTCATGGCAATGTCATTGCCTTGTTCCCACGTCTCAGGGGCTTTGTAAAACCACTGTGAGGGGTCTGTTGACAATCCCGCCTTAACTGCCATCCCTACATCGAAACTACGCTCATAATCAATAAAAATGGCAAATCCGCCCATTTTTTGAGCATTAACCATTACATTCGTGGCAATCAGACTTTTGCCCGAACTTGGTGGGCCGTAAATCTCGTATAAACGACCAAAACCTAAACCGCCTTGATGTCTACCTGAAATGATTTTGTTTAAGTTGGGGAAACCAGTGTCAATCCACTGAGTGACTTCCTGTTTGGTGTCGCTCGTGCCTAATTCTTTTTCTAACGATTCTGCTAGACTCATAAAAATCCTTTGTTTCAATAAAAAATCCCCGCTTGTTTAAGGCGGGGCTTAGAGGCATCACAATTGTTTTTTACAAAGCGTTTAGCAGTCCATCCAAATCTTCATATTCCGCCATGACTACTTCTTCTTTCGCATAAGTAGTTCCCATTAATTTAGATTGAGCTTTAGGGGCTGGGGTCGGTTCAACTTCTTCCACTAATTCGCCTTCAAAAATACCTACATCAGCGTCAGGGTCAAAGTTGTCATCCGCAATCATCGTGCTAGATTGTTTGGTCAATCTTGGAGCGGATGAAATGCTATAACTTTTCAATGAATTTTGGGCTTTCAACAACGCACTGTTGCTTTCTTGCTCAACATAATCATCAAGGTTTTTTGCGTTTGCCATTGCGCTTTCAGGCACCGGCTTCGAGACGTTGCATCTTGATACATTGTATTCAGTTGACATACCCTGCCCTGTGCGGGTAATGCGGATGTCCATGCCTTTTGCCAAGTCAGTGATGGGGTTGAAATCATCACTAAACTCTACGCCGCCATCTTCCAAATCACGCAACGCAGCTTCATATTCATTCAAGACTGCCTTGAAAGCTGTGGGGCGCAAAGCCAACAACACTACTTCTGTGCTATCGGTCTTTTTGCTACGGTCAATCGCGTTTACCAAAATGTCAGTGTTGGCGTAAGCTTCACGGATTTTCTCTTTTTGGGCATCCGTTTGAGCCATACTCATATAGTTATAAAGCTCAAGGCAAAGTGGGCATTCCTTGTCGAATGTCTTATCTACGCAAACATAAACGCTTTGTAACTTGCCGTCATTTCCTTTGATAAAATGCTGCCCAAAGTCACGCCAAAATTGGGCGTATTCGGGATGTTCCTTGTCTCTCCAGCTAGGCAAAATCCTCCAACGGCTTTCGCCTGATGGTGGCTTTACTGCTCTCTCACGGTTGCCGCGAGAAAGTTGTTGTTTTTTTGATTTGATTAAGTTTCTTAAATCCACTTGTATTTCCTGTTGTATAAAGTTTTATGGTAGCCTACTTGTTTTCAGCCAGTATAATGTAACTATTTAATTAGTTACGGTATTGCTGTTTAAACGGGATGAAAAAGCCGCCCGTTCAACTTGCAAATTCTCGTAGCCCTCATCCTTTACGGTATTGTTTTGGGCTTTCATTTCATCCCTTTGCATAAGGCAAAGTTGGATGACACAATCTTTTTTCTGCTTTAAAGCGTCCAATACATCACGGAGCATTTGGTAATCACCTTTTGCCGTGTTGTAAGTCATGACGGCTTCTATGTAACGCTTGTCAGTCAGGATTTTAATTTCAATCCCTTTTTCGGTAATCTTTTCTCCATCGGCAGCAGCTTTGTCACGGATTGATTGTGACAATTGCGCCTCTATGATGTCGATTTTTAACTTTGCCTTGTCAGCTTCCCGCATTGCCTTTATCGCTTGCGCGGAATACATGGCAAAAAGGCTGGCTTGGTTAATTAATGATGCGTTTAGGTCAGTTTGTTCAATAGCTACGTCATGAGCTACTTGTTGTGAGAATTCTTCATCTTTGTAATTCATTTTTGTATCCAGTTAAAATTGTTAATTGAAATCCACGTCAGCATCAAGACTAACTAAAAAATCAGAATCGCAGTATGGGCAAGACAATATCTCACCCCTGACATCTGGGAATAAAAAATCATCTATCCATTTGCTACAATTAGGGCATTGTAACTTTATATTAGTTGCTATCACCATTGACACTACCGACATTTTTTTCATTTATACCTCCGGTTAAAGTTAAATTGTTAGGCGGTATTATACACACTATTTTACTTTTGTGTGATTTTTTAATATAAAATTTCTACAGCTTGTTTTAACGCATCGCTAACCATATCTACAGTTTCAGCTCGGAAAAACATCATTCCTGGGCTAAGGCCGAGAATAATTGTCGCATCAAGCTCTTTGTCATAAATAGCTTTGCCGCATGACTCAGCCCAATTAGTCTTTATGTCAGGGTAAAAGTTCTTGATAGCTTGGCTTCCCATTAAAATGATAACTGGCGGTTTGATGATTTCTATCTCTTTTTTAAGGTAGTCAGAGCAACCAATAACTTGCTCATTGGTGAATGACTTCTCGCCTTCTGTTTTTTGGGCTTTGACTACGCCAGTATAATACCCTTCATTTGGCTTTAAGCCAATTTCTTTCATGATGTTTAACAAAGTATCATGACCTTTTTTAGAGAAAAACTTACCCTCAGTTATGTCGGGCTTATTTGGGCCATCAAAAACCATGACAAACTTTATCTTATTGCCAGCTTTAGGGACTACATGGGGCAGTCCACATAATGTACATTTATTACATTCTTTAGTTTTACCTATCAAACTTTGTAAGTTTGGGGATACATCGTCAAACTTGGTGTATCTATCGGCTTTGACTAATGCGCTAATTAAACCCGGCATTAGCTCTATTTGGTCTTTTAAGCGGTCAGGATGACGCGGTGGCAGTTGGTCTGGCTCTATCTTGGCAAATGCCCCAATCAAGTTTAAGCTTTCAATTTGGCGGGTTGTTATGCGTGTCCCAGTCTTTTCTTTATTGAAATGTTTGATGCTTTTGAAATAGCCTACTTTATTTCGTAATGTGGTTATTTTTTCGCATACATTGTCACTTAATCCAAATACTTTGTTAAATGGGGTGACAAGATGTGTCTCGCCATTTTCTTCATGGAAAACGAATTTGTCCGTAGATAAGTTGATATCTGGCGGCACTACAAATACATTGTAGTTAGTGGCATCCTTAACGGCAGCAATTAACTTGTCCGTTGTGTCAGCTATAGTCAGAGCGGCGGCAAAAAATTCAGCAGGGTAGTGAACTTTTATATACATCATGATGTATGATGTAAGGGCGTAAGAAAAACTATGGCTTGCGTTAAACTGATAAGTAGCGTTTGCTTCTATCTTTTCCCAAATCTGGTTTGCCGTGAATTCATCAACATTGTTGGATTTACAACCCAAAAGGAAAGCTTCTTTTTGGTCAGCCATCTTTGCCATATCCTTCTTACCAATTGCGCGACGGAGGGCATCAGCTTGTGACATTGTGAATAAGGCTATTTTACGGGCTACCTGCATTGTCTGCTCTTGGAAAGCCCAAACTCCATAGGTATCTTTGAATATAGGCTCTAAATCTGGATGCTCGTAATACGGGTCATCAAAACCTAATCTTGTGCTTATGTAAGCATCAACCATGCCAGATTCCATCGGGCCAGGGCGAACAAGTGCCGTTATAGTGGAAAGGTCATTTAAAGTAAGCCTTCCTCCTTTTGCTGATTTAGTTAAAACTTGCCTTACACTAGACCCCTCGAATTGAAAAATAGCCGTTGTCATCCCTTTGCCAAAAGCGTCTAAAGTATCAACATCATCTAAAGGTATATCGGTAGGCTCTAATTCAATACCATGATTTTGCTTAATATAGTCAATGGCAATTTGCATAGTATCAAGGGTAGATAATCCTAAAATATCAAACTTGACCAACCCCCAACTTTCAGCAGCTTGTTTATCCCAATTAATTAATTGAACCCCTCCCCTATTCTCTATTACTGCCATATTAGCTATTGGGTCATTGGCTACGATTACCCCAGCCGCATGTTTACCTAGGGAACGCATTCTTCCTTCTAACCCTAGACCACACCTCCACATGTCGGGGAATTGGTATTTAAAGGCTTGAATTTCGGGAATAGCAGCAGCCGCCCTTTCCAAATCATACGGTATGCCATTTTCTTTGGGGACATACTTTGTGATAGCCATTTCTTCATTCGTCATTTCATGGACGCGGCATGTATCTCTTAAAGCCGAACCAGACGCTAATGTGGAAAAGTTAGTGATACCGGCTACCTTATCTTGCCCATATTTGTTGACCAAATAATGAATGATTTCTTCCCGGCGTGACGACATAAAATCAAGGTCAGCGTCAGGTAAGTCTAATCTACCTGGGTCAATAAACCGCTCAAAAATTAAGTTGAAACGGATTGGGTCAACATCAGTAATGTGTAGCAAGTAGGCAATGAGAGAGCCAGCGATTGAACCACGCGCTGTCCCGCAGCGAATCTTGTTTTGCTTACAATAAAGAATTAAGTCTTGGACAACGAGAAAATACCTTTCAAACTTTAAAGTTTTAAGGACGGATAATTCATACTTCAACCTTTCTATGTAAATAGGTAATTGCTCTTTTGTCGGTTGGTAGCCGAAAACGGGCTTGCCTAGCCTTTCTACAAAGCCAGCCTTGGCTTGCTTGACTAATTCAGCATATTCATCCTCTACCAGTTTGGGCAAAGAAATTGGCTTGTTTTTAAACTCGTAGTTACATTTTTCGGCAAAAGTTTCCGGTGATTTTGAGCTTTCGTCGAAAACTTTTTGCTCACTTTGTAAATAGAATGTTTCCAATTGTTGCACTAATCGCCAACGGTCTTTCATTTTGTTGTTGGCGATAATGCAACTCAGGACATCCAATATCTTAGCGTCAGTTTGCTTTTCGTAAAGGTTTAAATTGGTGACTATAGTTTGTAAGCCATTATCCTTGGCATAATTGCTTGCCAAGTTATTTACCGTTTTGAATAGCAATGAATCAGCGTTAAAAAGCTCTATATATAGGTCATCATGAGCTATGTTGTCTTTTATATGGGACATTACATAACTTGGTGGGTAATCTGGGTCATGGAGGGTAAAAATACCCCCCAAATCACCCGTAGACAATAATAAATTGCCTTTTTGTAAGGCTGGTAGGAGGTCATCTAAACTCAACCTTGCGACTTCATAAAACCTTTCTTGTGAATTTGCCAATGTTAGCAGATTCATCAAGTCAGCCATGCCAGCTTCATTTTTTACATATACCTTGGGGTAAAAGTAAAGGTTTAACTTTGCTTTTACCAACTCTTTTTTAGATGGCTTGCGGTAGTCAATATCTTTGACTATGCGTAGTTTGCAACCTATGATTGCTTTTATGCCTTGCTTTTTAGATGCGGCTATAAAGTCTGTCATGGATGAAATAGTCATTGTATCAGCTAAAATGGCATATTCTTCGGCATTGTCTTTCGCGAAGGTAGGGATGCTTTTAGCGGTCAACAATGACTCGCCTAAACTAAAGTCAGAGCGGTAAATTTGCAGCATTAAATAATCCTTACGATGACTTGCTCACTGCCTGATTCAATTGCTATTAATTTCAAATCGTCTATCAGCCAGATGGATGCTACGCAGCCAGAAATAGTCTTAGTTTCGATAAGTTCAGCATTATCCGGCAATTCCATAAAGAATTCATCACTGCTTACAACTTGGAATTCTTTTGAGGTAGTTGAAAATTTCATTTGTTTTATATCTCCTATTTGTTTGGGTTAAAGTGGTTTGTCAAAACGTTAGGATAACCTGCCGTCTACGGTGCTAAATATTAGCAGGGTAAAAATTCCCTGCTAGATATTAATGCGACCTAGATAGCAAAATCGCAAACAGATTTACATTTACCGGTAAATGTGTTTATAATTTCACTCATGGCATAATGAGTACCGCTTTTATATATATTTTAACTTACTTTCTTAATTTTTAGTTTAACTTTTTTTTGGAGAATTTTTTATGAATAATGTAGTAATTGAACAACCCTTTTGGGAATACCTTGAAGATATGATTAACCGCAGTGGTATCAGACAAAATGAAATATCTGATGCCTTGGATTTACCCAAATCGAATATCATCACTATGTATAAACAAAACCGTACTAGGATGCCCATTATCCGCGTCCCAGCTATGGCTAGGATTTTAAAACTTGATGTGGCTAATATGGTCAACCGTTGGTTCAAAACGTATGAGCCAGAGCAATTAGCGGTTATCGAAGAAACGTTTGGCATGTCTTTAAGTAAAAATGAAAAAGAAATTATTAAGGCAATGCGTGAATTTGCCGGTGATGCCGACCTTGCTATGAAATCAACCAAAAGCAAGGAGGCATTACGCGAGTTTGTTAAATCTATGGTTTCATAGCTTTACTAACTTTACAATTGTATACAGTCCGATAAGGGAGAGAGTTTTTGCTATTACATAGCAAGGCTCTTCCCTTGGCGGTATTTTCCCATTTGTCTTTCAATTTGCTATCTGCAAGGGTTTGGTATTGCATATTTGTTACAATGTCTAATCCTCCGTTATATAAGCTACATTGGTGGTCGATTATATAACCCGGTCTACCTTTGGGATAACCATTCATAACATTAAACTGGTGTGCTACTTTTACGCTACGACAAGCAGCAGTGGCAGTAGATTGAACCATCATTCCTAAAACAATCGCTAATAATGCTTTTTTCATAAATTTCCTTATTTGTCTAAAGTGTGATTAGTTTATCACAGGTTAGTTAGTTTATGGAATTAAAATCACATTTATTTTGTGATATATATCTCATTACTGACTGAATAAAGAATATGGCAGTATCAATTTGGATAGCATTGCCGTAACCTTTTAACCTGATTTGCCTTGCTTCGCTTGTTTCTTCGGCATTGAGCGGCTCGCCCTGATTGCCATCTCGCACCATTCCACCGGGAAACCTTGTAGCCATGCTGACAGCCGTGGGTTTAAGGTTTGTCTTGATTGGTCTTGACTTCCCATCTCGGCATTCAACCCATTCAATGTCTTTGTAATCGGTATTTGGTCTTTCAAGTTGCTGCATCCGGCTTTCATTTTCGCTCTGGCTAGGGCTTCGTCCGAACGAACTGGCATCGAATCCATGCAATTTGGTGTTGCCCAGCCGGTCATTATCCCTGCAAGCATCGACAATTCTACGGATTTCCCTATTTTTATCCTTCTCTGTATCGCAGGGTCGTCCCAGTTGCCCCTGTCCCTGTTGTCTGCCGCACAAGGGGTTGGAT